AGTTATGACAGGCTTTCTAGAGATGGATGAAGATAAGGGTAAGAAGTTATATTACAAGAGTCCTCTGTTTGAGGAACCTGTAGCAAAGATAAACTGGAGTGAGTTAATTGAAGAAACAAAGAAGTTTATGGCAAAGAACTGGACTTCCAAGAGTAGGGAGTACGTTGAGCGCTTTTGTAGCGATATCGAAATTGTTGACCCGTTTACTGGGGACAACTTTAAGCTGGGTAAAGGAGCAAAGAGAGCGATAGATATAGAATCTGACGCTCTAAAGCCCTTTAAAACATATAAAGATTCAAGGATTAAAAGCTTTGATAAATTTATACTAAATGCAGAAGGGGATTATAGTGAAAAAGAAATCAAAGCAATCGAGTCCTATTATAAAAAGGGCTAGAACACGTAGACATGGACAGCTATATGCCGTAGTAAAAGAGATGAGCGGAGGCTCTCGTATGGTAGCGTTCTGTGAAGATGGCTTGACTCGTATGATAAGGATAGGAGGAAAGCTTAAGAAGCGTATGTGGTGTAGGAGAGACGACCTTATAATTATACAGCCATGGGTTGTGCAGAGTGATAAGAAAGCGGACTTAGTATATAGATACTTACCCGCACAGAGAAATTGGATGATAAGAAATAATAAAATACCAGAGGAGTTGAATATATGGTAAAAGGAATAGAATCTACCTATAAGGATTTTACTCGCAGAACTGCGAAGTATCCTAAGCGTAGAGAGAAAGAATACCTAATGTTAGGTTTGATGAATGAAGCTGGCGAAGTCGGTGGAGCATATAAGAAAGAGATAAGAGACAGAGTGGACAACACGGACCTTATCATTGATGAATTAGGGGATGTCTTATGGTATCTCACCCGTCTATGTGACGTCTATGGTGTTGAAATATCAGAGCTGATGGTCAACAATATGGATAAGCTATTCAATAGAATGTCCAAAGAAGAGACCGAATTATTTAGAGAAGAGAATTAATGAACATACCCCTAATAGCATCAATCAATCATAGGACTATTGACCTTGAAACAAAAGCTCAAAAGGTCAAAATGTATATAAACGGAAAACCCGAAGCTACTCTTAGTCCTTATACTCCTTACTATTTTTTAGAAGATAAAGAAGGAAAGGAATATAAAACAATTGCAAGTGATAGAACTGTAAAACTTTCTAAGCATACTTATTTGCCTATGAGAGACGTAGTTCCACCACAAGCGCTTTATGATGGTGGAAGAGAAGCCCTGCTTGAACGCTTACTAATAGAACATCCTGAATTTTTTAAGAACTATCCAAACACTGATAGCTTAAAATCCCTCGTATTTGATATTGAAACGCATTCTCCAGACGGCTCCTTTCCTTTCGGAGAGAAGTACCCTGTCGTAGCGATAGGTATAGTAACTTCCACTGGAGAGCGCGACGTGCTATTATGGGATGGTAAAGACGATAGAAAGGTTATACTTCAGTTCGCTGAATATATCAATGACTATGACCCAGATATCATTATTGGTTATAACCTAGTAGGTTATGATATACCACAGATACTACACAGGGCTAGATTTCATGGCCTTAAAGGATATAAAAAGATTCTCAATCGAGATAATTCTTCATGGGGTTGGGAACAAGGTAAGAACGATAAAGACCTTAAGATGAACGCTGGAGGGCGCATAATCCTCGATTTACTACGCTGGACTAGGCTAGACTACTCCCTTTCGGGAATACCAAGAGGTCTTAAGTCTGTTTCACAGAGCTTTGGTTTAACACCACTAGAGCTTGATTTCGCAAACAACGACCTTCTAGACTATAGCATGGATGAAATAAATGACTATGTATTGTCTGACGTTGATTGTACCATGTATCTATATAACCACTACTTCCCTCAGATACAATATATCGCAGAGACTCTATGCGTGCCTCTGGCAACATATGTCAATGCCCCAGCCAGCTATATAACTAAGATACTTCAAGGCAGGGCTCTATACAAGCAAGGGATGGTTACGTTAGATAGGAATAAAGAGCGACATCCAGAGATATATAAAGCTGATAAGGGTAACTATCAAGCTGCCCACATAGAGCTATATCAGCCCGGTTTCCATAAAAGAAATATAAAAATAGACTTTGGTTCTTTTTATCCTTCTATCTCAATGATGCTTAATCTCGGACCAGACACTACGCAGATAGTAGGCTACGACGAGTATAGTGAGAACATAGAAGAAAAAGATGGTATATTATATGTCCCTGATAACAACGTAGGGAAGAGAATAATGGTGCGGATAGATAACTCTAAAAAGAGTTGTTTATACGATATGTGTGAGGAGTTTAAAGAAATGCGAAAGCCTTATAAACTTGGTACAACGAAAGAGGATAAGAGTAAGTCTGATGCTCTTAAAATAATGGTGAATACCTTCTATGGTGCCAATGCAAATCCTTACATTAGTTACGGTGATATGGGTGTTAGTATCACTATTACGTCAGTGGCGCGCTGGCTACTTCTCTCGGCAGTATCAATCATCAGAGGGAGATATGGCGAGGACGCTGTCGTATATGTACATACGGATGGGATTAATTGCAATGTTGATGTTGATGCTACGTGGTTGGTCAATAGACTAAGAATACTGCTGAAGCACACGTTCTCTACCTGTGAGCCTGAACATATAACAATGGATAAAGACTACTATAGAGAAGGAGTGTGGTTACAGATAGGTAATTATGTCCTTCGTAATGAAGATGGTAGTCTCACTAAACACGGTAGTACTTTCAAAGCTACCACCCGTTCTAAGTTCTACTTAAAGGTGTTAGAGAAACTAATAGAATCTAGAATCAATAATACTATAACACAAAAGTTTATAGATAGTTTATATAACTTGGAGGAATATGAGATTAATGACTTTGTTATGCGTAAGTCTATGGGAAGAGCAAAGGACGCTTATAAGTCACAGACAGATTTAATACTTAAGTTAATAGAGCAAGGAGAGGGTATAGGTATGACTCCTAGCGAAGGAACTACCTTCTACTATGTTAAAACTAGAGAAGGTTACAAATTAGAATCTATGGTAAAGAATATAGATGAGATAGATATAACTTATTATTGGGATACTGTAAGTACTCTACTCCACAAGTTTTCTTTAGTAGAATGGATTAAGAAAGCTCCCCCTCTTACCTTATTAGATAAGAAACAACAAAGTTTAATGGAGTGGATATGAACAGTCTAGAAAGCACTATACAAAGAATCAATGAAGTTTCTGCGACTATGGAAGCGCAGGGATTAAAAATCACACCTGCGGTTGTGATTGAATTATCTAAGCAAGCACATAATGAGTTTATGAAAGGACAGAGGCGCCCTGCGATGCCTGATTTTACTGAACCTCGATTCAACACAGAAATGGTAGTTTATACTATACAAAATAGTCAAAACCGAAAAGTTTATATAGGAAAAACAATAAGGACGTTCTGTAAAAGATATTCTAAAGGTAGATGGTGGAACCATACTGATAACAATGACCTTAAGTTTGACCTTGAGAAATACGGATACGCTAATTTTAGAGTGAACATATATCGTTGTGATACTAAAGCACATATGGATGAAATGGAAGCAAGTCTTATAAGTATAAATTGGGCTACACGCTACAATAGGCGACCTGAAGCAGAGGTGAAGTAATGGGACAATCTTTATATAGGTATCTCACCCATAGATTAGATAGGCTCGATGTCTACGTCGGAAAGTACGGCATCTGTGGCCTACTAAGGAGAATGATTAAATGGACGAAAATGATGGTAAAAAACTTGCTGCATTTCTTAAGGAAGCGGAGGTTAAGGTAGTATGGCGAGAAGAAGAGAGAACGAAAGTTGGAAGGGGAATGATAACGAATGACGACGAAAATTTTGTATACCTCACTGGCGAAAAGGGGACGGTTATTGTTAATAAAAAAGACATTATCGCAATCAAGCAGTGAGGTAGTATGACGGCTCCACAGATTTCCACGGCATCGCCGAAGGAATTAAAATGGGATACCCCTAAGAAGGGTAAGCTAAGAATAATGCCTATATCTGATAGTCCATGGGCTCCTACTGGATTTGGTACTAATACTAAAAATGTATCTGCTATACTAATAAAAGAAGGTCATCACATAGGGTATGCTGGTTGTCAAAATCCGGTACATACTAAATATAAGACTGAGTGGCCTTTAGGACAAACAGAGGAAAAGGTAGAGTGGGAGAACCTACCTATAATATATCCGGGCAAGGAACGGTTCGGAGAACAGAGTTTTAAACATTGGCAAGCAAATTTCAAGCCTGATGTGATATGGACACACTTAGATTTCCAAATGTTCCAGCACGTAGCTGGTTTCAAACGACCAGATAAAGCTACTATTCCTTTATATAATGACGATGGAAAGCTATTAACTAGAAAGGAACGAACACAGCTTGTAACTAATATGTTTAAAGAGATAGCCAAAGGCCCTCCATGGAAATGGGCTGCTACTATTCCTTTTGATGGTCAACCGTGCGTTCCTTCTTGGCAACAGCTTCTCGACCAAATAGACTATAAAATTTGTATGTCTCGATATGGTCAACTATGTATGGAAGAAGACTTTGAGGGATGTGAAGAGTCATGGTATATACCTCATGGGGTAGAATGTAATTTATTTAAACCTAAGCTCAATCCTATGTATGGAAAAAAACCATTGAAAGATATAGCTGATGGGGCATTTGTGGTAGGGTGTGTAGCAAGAAATCAACACAGAAAAAACATACCTCAATTAGTAAAGGGATTTAAAGAGTTTGTTGATAGGAATGATTTAAAACCAGACGAAGTTAAACTTATTTTACATATGGATTGGAACGATGCTATGGGTTGGAAATTCCCAGAGTTTGCAGAGAAATATAACTTAGAAAAATACTTACTACCTACTTTGATGGGAGTCCTAGATGCAGGTGAAGCCCCAGATGAGAAAGGAATGGTTGATTTATACAATTGTATGGATGTCTTTGTCTTACCCACAGCAGGAGAAGGTTTTGGTATACCCACTATAGAAGCGATGGCTTGTGGGGTACCAGTGTGTGTTACAAATTATACTACAGCTTGGGAAATTATAAAAGAAGACGACCCAGAAACAGCAGTATTTCCACTATATCCTTTAGGAGGAAAACCGGGAGAAGATGAGAAAATGAATGGTAGAGACCATTTATTAGAAGAAGATATATGTAAAGCAGGTATACTACTACCTTATAAAGATATGTGGTGGGACACACCTAAACGAGCGTCCCCTCAAAGAGCTATATGTTCTTCTGTAGCTATAGCAGATGCATTAGACTACTATTATCACAATCCAACCAAAAGAATTAAAGCAGGAAAAGCCGCGAGAGAAAAAGCCAAAAAAGAATATGACTGGCCCATATTAGAAAAACGATGGCTGGCACTGGCTAAGGTATGGGAGGAAAGAAAATGAATTTAATATTTAATTTAGATGGGGTTATATGTAATGAAGAAGACCCCATTCTTATGAAACACTGTAAGCCCCTTGTTAACGTTACTGAATTTATGCAGTGGCTTGTAGGAGAAGGGCATCATATAACTATATGGTGTGAAAGAGAAAATACTTTGGAAATGAAAATGATGACTGAGAGTTGGTTGATGATAAATCAAATCCCTTATAATAGGCTTTTGTTTGATAGGCCAAAAGACCCAGTTTATGTTAGCGACACACCCCCCAATGCAAAATATTTAAGAGGCTGGGGAGATAATGAAATAATCGCAGCAATGTTTGAGGAATGGAAAGTATGGATAACGGAGAAAGACCAATAGAAGCAAGTGGAATAGGTGGTGTTGGTACCATAGTAAAAGTCACATGGTATGACGCAGCGGCGCAGATAAAAATAAACACAATTAATGCAGCTAAGCCAGAAGAACACTTAGCAGTATGTGAAAGTGTAGGTGAGCTGATAGTTAAAGACCGAAAGGCTTTAATACTCGTACAGCATTGGTCTGATACAGACGGAATAGACATACTGGCAATCCCTAGAGATTGGTGTCAAAAAATAGAAGTAATGGAGATAGTAGGAGAATGTATTACAGAGAGTTCGGAATCCCAGCCAGAATAGATAGGTGTTATACAGTTGAAGAACTGGAAGCAAATATAAAAAAGTATAATGGTAAAAAGAATTGTTATGCTAGTGTGTATGTATTCGATGATGAAGCTGAGATAGTAAAAGGTAAGACTAACTACGAGTCAGCTTTGATTAATACTATATGGTTCGATTTCGACCACAACAAGGATGTAGACAAATGTTTAAAAGATGTAAGGAAATTTATACGCCGATTTTGCAATCCACTAAAGATTACCCCGAGGATATATCTTACAGGGGGAAAGGGCTTCCAAATGAATATAGACTTTCATTCGCCAGTGGACTTACCGGCAACAATAAAGCGACAAGCTATACAAGAGTATTTGAAGTTTCTTAAAAAGAAATATTACTTGAACACGCTAGATGATATATGTATTAAAAATAGTATCTCATCTATGAGGCGTATAGTTAATACTGCCTATATTTCAAAAATAGAAGATAGGCCTACAGGTGTATGGTGTACTCAGTTTACTGTAGACGCTATTATGTCTAATGATATAGCTGCTCTTTACGCTATGGCTATGGAAGATAATGGAGGAGTTTTAGCTCCAATTAAAAGTAAGAAAGCGCAGAGGAGATTCGTGGAATTTCTGTGTGATAAGTATGAAGTTAAACACACGGTTTCTAACAGTATTGATTTCCTATTAAGAAAGATAGAAGAAGCTACAGGCTCTATTAGTCATAGCTTTGGTATGACTAGTGGTAATATAAAGCCCCCTAGGGAGCTAGTATTAGACTTAATAGAGCACAATATAAAGCGTGGAAGTAGCAACCACGAGGAGAATAAGGTCATCGCGTTTGAACTACTCAACGCCGGATGGTCTGATAGTGATATATCTTTCGTGTTCAAAAGTATATATAATGAGCCCGCCGGAAATTGGGGTTGGTATTCAAACAATCCTAATGAAGCTGGGTCTAATATAATAGCTCTTAGAGCGAAAGGTATAAATAGGTACTCATCTGATAAGTTAGATGAGTTACTGGTCCGCAAGGCTGCGGATAAATGAATAGGTGATAAAATGGCAAACATGAAAAGACTAGAGAAAAGACTAGAAAATATGGAAAAGTGGGCGAAGGATTTAGAACGAGGTTCTGGACCGGCGCAAACTATGGAGAACATGAATTGGCTCGTTAGTCAAACCAGACTGTTGGGGGAGAGACTTCAACAATCTGAAGAAGGGTCGCAAGGTGCTTCAATGGCTATACAGCGTAACAATGAAATTCTCCAAGAATTTCTTGACAAGCACGATATGATACGTGACTGGCAAGTATATTTGGAAGAGCTCCAAAAACGAGCAGAAGAGGAAGAGAAAAATGCCCTTCAAGAGCAAGAAACAGAGA